ACTGCGTCAAGCAAAAGAAGCAGAGAAAGACAACCCCGGAGCCTACACCGCCAATATCAAGGCGCTGGAGGCCGTTGTTCCTATGAATATACCTGCACACCTTATCGAGTTCACACTTGGCTCGTCTTGGATTGACCCGAAGTTGTACGAGCGCTTTGTTAAGGAACGTACTGACTTGGATGTAACACTGACAAGTGTCGGTGGTACCTGGCACATGGGTGAGCCATTCTATACAAATACATCCAAGAACACAGAGATGGGAGTCCGTAGTGAAGCATTTGGAACCCTTATACCAGGACATAAACTGATAGAAGCTGCCATTACAAACAAGAGCATTGTTGTCAGCAAAACATATAAGATGCCAGACGGAAGCACAGAGACTGAACGCGATCCGTCAGCGACAGCTGCATGTATGGCTAAGATTGATGAGATACGTCAAGACTTCAAAGATTGGGCTAGAGAACAGATGCAAGCAGACCCTGATATGTCTATGCGCATGGAGGAAGAGTACAACGAACAGTTTAACAATTCCGTTCCGAAGCAAATCCCCGATGATTTTGTTCCGGAGCACTTCGGAGGTGCAGCAACCGTCGTAGGTGGTAAGCCGTTCAAGTTGAGACCTCATCAAGCAAAAGCCGTTATCAGAGCAACCACACAGCCAGTATTGTTGGCACACGAGGTGGGCACCGGTAAGACATACACTCTTATTACAACCGCCATGGAGATGCGCAGACTCGGCACTGCAAGAAAGCCTATGATAGTAGTACAGAATGCCACCGTAGGCCAATTCGTAGCAAGTGCCAAAGCGTTGTACCCTAACGCCAAGGTGCTGACACTTGAAGATGCCGACCGCAATGCGGAGGGCCGTAAGGCTTTCTATGCTAAGATTAAGTTCAATGATTGGGATATGATTGTTGTTCCTCAATCTGTATTTGAACGCATTCCAGATAGTATAGAGCGACAAACACGATTCATCCAAGACAAAATCGAGGAAAAAATGCTTGTCTTGGAACAGATGAAGAATGCCGACCCGCATGGAAATAGCATTATTGTAAAACAAGCGGAGCGTGAAATCAGCAGGCTTGAAGATGAAATTGCTCAGCTCGCTAGTGGCGGAGTACCTGACAAGAAGAAAGAGAAGGACGCCAAGAAAGCAGCTGTCACACGACAGAACGCAGAGGTCAAGGCAAGAGAGATGCTAGACCGTGAGACCGATGATGTTGAGGACTTCGACAGCATGGGCATTGACGCCATCCTTGTAGATGAGGCTCACGAGTACAAGCACCTCGGATTCGCTACAGCCATGCAGCGAGGTGTGAAAGGCGTTGACCCTTCATATAGCAAGAAGTCGCAGGGCGTATTCTTGAAGGCACAGTCAGTGCTTGAAAAGACCGGAGGTAAGAACGTGGTGTTTGCGACAGGTACACCTATCAGTAACACCGCGGCCGAGATATGGACGTTCATGCGCTACCTTATGCCTGCTGACCAGATGAAAGAATATGGTATCTACTACTTTGACGATTTTGTACGCAACTTCGGTAATATCCAACAGATGTTGGAATTTGGAACGAACGGCAAGCCAAAGGAGAACAACCGCTTTGCCGGTTACGTGAACCTTCCGGAACTTGTGCGTATTTGGTCAACAGTCGCAGATACCGTGCTGACAAGAGAAGCCGGTGGCGTGAGTGACAAGATACCTTCAATGGAGGGAGGAAAGGCACAAGACATATTCCTGCCTCAGACGCGAGCATTGCGCAGTATATTGAAATATGTGAATGCAAAGCTTGACGAATACGATAAGATGAGTGGAAAGGAGAAGAAGGCCAATAGCCACATTCCACTTGTTATGTACGGTATAGCGAAAGCCGCTGCCGTAGATGCTCGACTCGTGCAAGCAGATGCCGAAGATGATCCGAACAGTAAAACCAATGAGGCCGTTAGACAGACCTTACAATCTCTCGAAGAGACCAAGGACTATAAAGGTACAGTGGCAATCTTTGCAGATAACTATCAGAACAAAGCTACAGGCTTCAACCTGTACGAGGACATAAGAAGCAAGCTCATAGCACAAGGCGTACCTGCCGAGCAGATTGTTGTAATGAAGTCCGGAATGAGTGTGAAGAAGAAACTTGAAATCTTTGACAAGGTGAATGCCGGTGACGTACGTGTAATTTTGGGTAGTACCTTTACACTCGGTACAGGTGTGAATATTCAAGATCGCCTCAACACTCTTATACACGTTGATGCACCTAACCGACCGATGGACTACACGCAGCGCAACGGTCGTATCTTGCGTCAAGGTAACCTGCACAAAGATTGGAACAAGCCTGTCAAAGTGCTTCGTTTTGGTGTTGAAGACTCACTGGACGTTACAGCCTATCAACGACTCAAAACCAAAGGCGCGATAGCTGACTCTATCATGAACGGCAAGCAGTTGATGAGTAATTCCATGGACAACCGCTCTATGGAAGAGGACCAGGACTTGTTTGGTGATATGACCGCGCAATTGTCAGGATCCGAATATGCTATGATGAAGAACCAGATAGAGAAAGAGGTCCGTAAACTCAGAGCCAAACAAAAGGCTTGGGAGGCAGACCAAACGTATATTCACAACCGCAAGAGACAGATTGCAGGCCAGAACAAGGAGGCCGAGCAAAGAGCCGCAGAGAATAAGGTCTACCTGGAGAAAGTTGAGAAGGCAGAGATTAGCAACATCACGGTAGGAAAGCAGAGCTTTGCCAATATTGACGCTATGGAGGACTTCTTTAGCGAGCAGAACAAAAAGAAACGCGAGTTACAGGAGCAGGTTCGAACAGGATACAACAGTAGAAGTGCGAACATGGACATCACTGTTAGTGTCGGAGGTTTTGACTTCAAGATTCACACCGAGATTACACAGGAGATGAAGCAAGGACAAGGTGCACTGTTTGCCTCGGCTCCTGCCAAGATGACCTATTCTTGTGAGGAACTTGGTATTGAAAAGATGCCGGTGAAAGAGAATCTTATCAAAAATGCTATATCTGACATTGTGGAGAATGTAGTAACCGGTAACGACTTCCGCGAACGCATAGAGAGTGCTGAACGCTCTATCGAACGTAACAACGAAGAACTGCATTCCATGGAATTACGCGAGGGCAAGCCATTCCAATTCACGGAAGAGCTTGCACAGGCTGAATCCAAGTTGGACGAGTACGATGAGCTGATGAAGAAAGAGATGGCTGAGAAGGAAGCGAAATATGCCGACATGGATAAAGATGTACAAGCAGCAACAGGCGTTGAATATACAGAAGAGGATGATGGAGAGGAAGAGACAGCGAATGAATCTGAAATAGATTATAGTTCAAGGAAAAATGCTAACTTTGCAAGTAAATATGAAACGCAAGAAGGACATAGTATCAACTACAGCTCGGAACACCCGGAAGGGTATGACAGCTTATCCGGCACTGACTTCGAAGGAGAAAATAAAGAAGGCAGAGGCGATGTTGTGCGCACCGGAGCCAATGGAGTACAACGGGAAGAAAATCCCCTGCAAGATAGACGTAATAATCGACTGAACCCTAAGACCAACCCTAGTAACGAATCCGGAGAGTTCTGTAAAATCGAACGTGTTTTTATAGAAAACGGTAACTTCAATTTCACTAGTGGAGAAAAGATCGAGAGCGCAGATGATGTGGCTTATATCTTCTCAGCATTGGAGGAAGCTGGTAAGGAGCATTCGTTTGTCGTGCTTGTGAAAGATGGAAAGCCCACTGTCGTTGAACTCGGCATGGGAACATTCAACGCTACAATGGCAGACACACCAACGGCATCTTTGGCATATAGCCGCATTAATCCAGACGAAGTCTATTTTGTACACAACCATCCGAGCGGTAACCTTAAATGTTCATCGCAAGATGTTGCTGTACTCAATACTATTAAAGGAATGTCGAAAGTACCTGTCCATGGCGTTATTATCAACCTAAAGAGTGGCAAATATGGAACATTTGGCACAGATGGTGAGCGAGGTGAAGGCCGTAAACGAATCCCGGAAAAGGAGAACGCATTGACGGTACACACTCTTGACAAGCAAATCTTTGCAGATGATTATGACCCTATGTCACAACCGTTGGTAACAAGTCCCGAGGACGTAGCATCATTCTTGAACTCTCACCGCATGGGAGACCGCGCCAAGGTTTCCTTCCTTATTATCACACAAGCAGGACGTATCGTGGGTAATATCCACACTCCTTTCAGTGATATAAAAGGAGACGTTGACGCGAAAGCACGCTATATCACTGACAATGTAATACAGTTTGGTGGACAGCGCGCAATTCTTTACGGTGATTTTGATATGTCCAAAGAGCAAGGAGTTGACTATCAGAACATGAAATCCGCGATGGAACGCAATGGTGGTATTAACTTGCTTGATGTCGTGAGGGTAAAAGGCAACTTCACCAGAAGTGCCAACGATGAGGGTATCCTTCATGAACCTGGTAGCAACTACGGTGGTGCAGACGTCCCCGATATTCGTTTCAGATCTGTTGAAGATGAAAATGTTCTTAGCGAGTTTGCTGAAGGTAAAACCGTAAAAGCATACCGCACCATGCAGGTTATAGACGGCAAACTGTATTCACCAATGGCGACGAAGGTTGGCGGAAAGAATACTCCGGAAATCAGATTAGGTGTTCCAGAACAGGCTGAAGAGCATCCGGAAATTATCAAGAGTACAAAGATGGGTGAAGATGGATTGGAACAGGGCATTGTTACCATCGACAAGGGCTTAAGTAAAGGTACCGTAACAGTTGCCTATAATCCGTATATACACGCTTCACGCACTGCACTCAACGACCAATTTACATCGGCTCACATCCGTCCGAATCTTGTGACGGTAGAAGTTGAAATACCCGAGAGTGAGTTGACTAGCGGTTATAGAGCCTTAATGGCAAAGAACCCTGTTGGCGAAATAGCATGGCATAGTGGTTCCGTAAGTGGTAAACTTGCTGACCTCGGCAACCCACGTCGCGTTATACTCAGCCGCTACGACAAGCCTGTTCGCATAGTTCCATATCGCGAAGTGGCACAAATGATAGCCAAGCAGCTTGAAGGTACCGATATTGAGATTCCGTACAATACAGTACAGCCGCAAGTCCGTCAAGAACTTGAACGACTTGGCGTGAAAGTAAGTGAAAAAGCGTCCGGATCAGTTCCTGGGAATCCTGACTTTGGCAAGGCTGAATATGTTAAGGACCAGGAGATTGAACGTATTAATTCTAAGCAAGCAGAGATGGCACAGACCTCAGATGAAGCTAAAAAGAGCTATGCTGAGAGCTTGGCCAAGAAGCTCAACACACCCATTCGTATTGTGACAGACACGAATGAGTTGACGCACAGCGACGCTAAGACACAAGAAGCAATGCGCAGAAACAAAGGCTTCTACAATGTTAAGACTGGAGAGGTAGTTGTAGTTATACCGAACCATCAGGATGTTGAAGATGTGGCTGCTACTGTATTCCATGAGGTTGTTGGTCACAAAGGACTTCGTGAACTTGTTGGCGATGAGAATTATGATGCATTTTGCGATGAAATCTATGACCATCTTAATGATGAGCTGAAACAGGAAGTTGACAAGGATGCTACTCGTCGTTTCATGAAGGATCCTGGAAGAGGACTAAAGAGCGCCATTCGTGAAGCTGTTGATGAGCTGATTGCACGTTTGAGCCAAAAAGGATTTGAGGACTTTACAAGAGCAGAGCGCAGTATATGGGCAAAGCTCAAAACGAAAGTTCTGGAAGCAATCAACAAATTCCTTGGTACTATGAAGTTGCCTAAGTGGGTTAAGCTTGGAGACAATGAGCTTCGCTATATGGCATGGCGCAGTCACGAGCGTTTAACCGGCAAGGATAGCTTTGTTGACATGGCTCGAGATGCAGCCAAGCGCCAAGAACTTGGCATTGACAAAGAGAGTATTGTGTTCAATAAAGCACAATCCGAGCACGAGGAACTGCAACACGTCAACGAGAAATTTAACAACGAGTTAGAGCAGCAAATTGCTGGGACGTTGCCGAAAGAGCATATCTATCAATTAGGCAAGCCTGGAGCAGTGCTTAAATCAGCAGGATTCCCGGACCAGCCGATAGAATTAACCGCAAAGCGATTGGCAGAAAAGTCAGAGCAACGTAATCATCTGTTCAACATTGCCGATATAAAAGGCCTTCCTGAAGCGTTGCAAAATCCTATTGCAGTGTTTGAATATGGAGATAAAACAAAATCTGAGAATGTAATTGTTGAGTTGGAGCGCGATGGCAAGAAGTTTGTTGTCGGAGTTCATTTCAAGCAACAGCATAATGGTATTGAGGTGGCATCAATTCGAGGCTTATTCAATAAAGACACCGCAGAGTGGCTCAATTGGGTTAATCAAGGCAAAGCGCAGTATCTAAACAAAGAAAAAATCCAAGCCTTGATAGACAAACAGCGAACGAATCTCGCTGACGTTGAATACCTTGACTTGGATAACACTGCAAAAATAATTGAAAGTTTTGAGAATCCAAAAATTTCTGGAGAAAAATTACTTTTTAGAGAAAGTGAGACCGGTGATATTTGGAACGACCGTAGCATAGGACTGGAGGAACGCATCACAAATGCAGCCCTGCGCCTCAGCAACAATCAGAGTGATGACTTGACACTTCGCAATGACGCCATGCATGCTATTGGTGGAAATCTATCCAACCTACTCAAAGCAATGGCATTGCAGAAACGATTTGATCAAAGCACAGTGAAGCGAGTTGCTGACCTGGCTAGAATACTTATGCAGAACGGTTATCTTAGCGGTGTAACTAGTGGTGAGATGCAGCGCCTGTTGTCTGCCGTAAAGAACTCAGTAGGACATAAGGACGTCAAAGATAGTACGCAGAAGGTTATGGACATCATGGTCAATAATCAGTTGCGTAACGGTGAAGCAACGCTCAAGAAATTATTGACCATTAAAGGAAGCAAGGTTGACGCAAGTGGTGTTGAGGTACAAGGTGTTCTCGATGTTGATGGCCAACGCACTATGGAAGTAGCCAAGAGAGCGATGTCACTCAATGAAGATGACATCAACGACCGTATTGACGAAGCTATGAACAGAATGAGTGACCCTGACCAAACCATTGCAGACCAAGCAACATTAGAATATTCCGGTCTGAATATGGCTCTTGACTATGTACAAAACATAAAACAAAGCAGAGATGAAGAGCTTGCCTTACGTGAACAACTCAAGACAGCCAAGGAGGACAAAGAAGCCGGCCGCATGTCGAAGGATGCTTACAACCAATTTGTAGAAAGCACAGAAGACGCCATACGTAAGAATAAGATTGAACGAGCAGAAGCTTATTTCAATCTCGTAAGCAAGTTTAGTGAAAGCTTGCGTAATAGCGTCGAGAATGCTAAAGCATTTAGAGAAGCCGAGAAAACGAGAGTGCAAAATATTCATCACAATGCCAACAGTGATATGGAGGGACGTCCTACAAACGAACACCATAAAGATGACTGGAAAGACAAGTGGATGAACAATGGATTTATGCAATTCTTGTTTGCGCCACTTAGCACATTTGACCAGGTATTACGTGTATTTGGAAATAAGAGTGCTAATGGCGAAGGTTATTTATGGAATCGCTTCATGCGTGGTTGGGTAGACAGCCGTAACAAAGAATTAGTTGGGGTGAAGGACAAGTTTGCTCAACTTGACGCTAAAGCGGAGGAACTCTTTGGTAAAGGTACAACATGGGGTAAGATCATCCGCATGGAGCGCAATATGCCAAAAGCCTACGTTTCATTTTGGGACGGTGGTGAGATGCGAGACCACGAGTTAACTCAGGGTAATTTGCTCTACATATACATGGTAGATAAGATGTCTGATGGACGAATGAAGCTCCGCAGAATGGGTATCACAGAGGACAACATCCAACAGATTGAGAACTTCTTAGATCCACGAATGAAAGAACTCGGAGATTGGTTACAGGATGAGTTCCTGATTAATACCCGTAATGAGTATAATGAGACACACAAACGTATGTTTGGTGCCTCTATGGCAGCTATAGAAAACTACTTCCCATTGAAGATACTTGCCAATGCGAGAATCGACAAAGAGGAAGATGTCAATCAGCCAAACCGCCCAGACGGTATCACCACCAAGACTGGCAGTATTATCAAGCGTAGAGTGAACAACTTAGCTCTTGACATCACCGGCGCCGACGCTTTGAGTGTGATCCTGGACCATATTACACAAATGGAGCATTGGAATGCTTATGCAGAGTGGAATAGAGACCTCAACACCCTGCGTACCTATAAGCATTTCCGCAACCAGGTAATCAACATGACAACAGCCTATGGCGGAGGACGTACGTTGTGGAAGAACTTCAACGACTTATGTTTAATGGCAGCAGGCGAATATCGCCCACCGGTAGCCAAGCTTGACAAGAGCATGGTGAATATCGCCAAGGGTGTAACAGCCGCTAAGGTAAGCCTACGCCTTTACACGGCATTGAAGCAGTTGCTTTCTGCTCCGGCATACGGTCCCGAGGTAAGCATCAGAAGCATTGCCAAGAGCATTGCTAATCCTTACGGTGACTTCAAATGGTGCTTGAATAACCTGCCTATCTTCCGTGAACGTTGGCATTCGAGAATAAGCGGTGACCCACGACTCCTCAAATCCAACATGGATTGGAAAATGTGGCGCAGCCGTCTTATGGAACTCTCCGCACGTGTAGGTATGACGCCTAATGCATTTGTCGATGCAGTCACTGTCAGCATAGGTGCAAAAGCCATGTATGAGACGCGACTGAAGCAATATATCAGAGAGGGCTATCCAGATGAGATTGCAGAGGAACGAGCTAAGCAGGATGCTACAATCCTGTTCAATCAGACTCAGCAGTCAAGCGAGGCACCTTTCCTATCTACGATGCAAGTTGACGGTTCATGGCCGAGCGTATTGTTTACCGTGTTCCGTAACTCCTCCATGTCGTACACCAGACAGGAGTTTGATGCAATAAGGAATCTTAAACGGAATCTTACATCTGGTCAGCGAAAAGAGAGTGTCGAATTTATGACCAAGCAGATACTTCGCGATTGGGGTACCAATCCGGACGATGATACGGATGAGCAAAAAGGACGTGCACAAGAAGCCGCTAATAAGCGATTCAACAAGCAGATGAAGAAAGATGTGATGCGAGTAGCAACCTTTGGAGCAATCTTGCAATTAGCGTGGAACCTTGGTCCATACCTCCCCTATCTCATCTTTGGCAACAATGATGACGAGAAAAATAAGATGTGGGATGATGCAATGACACACTCATTATTCGGTAGTGTCGAAGGACTTACCGGTGGTGACGTGATGAGTTCCTTTGGCAACATGGCTGTCAGTGGAGAGTGGAATACAAACCAGCTCACCAAAGATATGCCGTTGGCAAGTGACATCAATGCAATCATCAACAAGTTCGTAGGAGGAAAGAATGCAGAAGCATTTAACGACATGTTCAACCTGTTAGTTCAGTCCGGTATCGGCGTCAATCCTCAGAGCATTACCGACACCGCTGTGGCTATCATGGATGCTTGTGGGGATGATCCTGCATTGGCCAATGAAGCAGCAATGTTCGTTATGCGCATTATGCAAGTTCCGCAGAGCCAACTTGACAAATTATATTTTGACGAGATTGATCTAAGCGGAGAAGAGGCGAGTAAGTTGACGCCTAAGCAATTGGCACAACGATATGCCACTTATAAAGTAAAGCGTGGTACACCGTTTGCGCCTTGGAGCTGGAGTGATGAAGATAGGCTTGATAAGTACGAACAATCCGCCGATAAAAAGATGAAGGAGAGATTGGATGCTCAAGGTGACGAATCAGTACGAAAGGCTTATGCAGACTTCGAAGAAAGACATGACGCCATTTCAAAAGAGGTTACAAAAGCTCGGAAGCCTATGAAGAGCGACTATTTATCTGGAGCACAAAAATTCGCAGAATTACAGCAGTTGCCTGACTATGACTTATACCAACGTTTTGACGCATTGGACAAGAATCTGACAAGGGTAAGTGAAATGTTGTTTGAAGCACAGACTCCAGGTGAGGTCTCTCTAATAGCAGAGACATTAAAGAGTTATCGCGCTAGCATGGTGAAAGCATTAAGCGCAGAAACTGCAGAGGAGCAACAAAGCTCTATCCTAGAGATTTCGAGCCTTATGCAAGACTTTTCTAGTAAGTATCAGCAGTTTCACCAGCCAGTGAGCAAGTAAAGAGATAAAGATGAACGAGTGTCGAGGGCGATTAACTTTGCCCTCGACACCAAATCATTGTAGTCAATATGATTAAACTTAATAGATTAAGCAAAGTAAAGCCGGCGAGCAAGGAGGATATGGACAGTGTTGTTCGATCCATGCGCCAGGGCAATGATATGCGGCGAGCAGAAGAAGTATTGCTGCAAGCACAGACGCTGTATCAAAACATGTACCGTTTTCGCAGAGAGCGAGAGCGGAACAAGCGTTATAACTATGGAGACCAATGGAGCGACATTGTGTGCGTGAACGGCAAGAAAATGACGGAAGAGCAGTATATCATGAATCAAGGCAATATACCACTTACGAACAACCTTATAAGGAGACTTGTAAGGAACGTCATTGGCGTGTACCGCAGTCAATCAACTGAGCCAACGTGTTACGCCAGAGATCGAGACGAGCAGAAGCTTGCCGAGACCATGAGCACCATGTTGCAGTACAATATGCAATTGAATCGCATGACTGAGATATATGCACGCACGATGGAAGAGTTCCTGATTTCCGGCATGATTGTACACCGCAAATGGTTTGGACGAATGAACGATAAGGAGGACTGTTGGACAGAATATGTACAGCCGAACAACTTCTTTATCGACAACCACATGAGAGACTTCCGTACTTGGGATTGTACGTGTGTCGGTGAGATTCATGATGTAAGCTTTGAAGATGTTGTGCACGAATATGCCAAGACACCTACAGACTATGCCAAAATCGCCGAGATATACAGAAATGCAAGAGATAAAACAGTTCTCACACAGGCATGGGAGCAATTTGGCTACTCCGAGAATCCGGAGATTGATTTCCTTGTACCACGAGATGAAAGCCGATGCCGTGTTATCGAGGTGTGGCGTAAAGAAACAAAACCACGCTATTGGTGTCATGATTACAACAACGGAGACGTCTACAAGATAGATATTGAAGATTACAAAGTAATGGTTGAAGATGAGAATGCGAACCGCCTGCAACAAGGCATGGCAGCAGGAATGCCTCCAGAAGAAATACCTCTGATACATGCAGAATGGTTTGTAGATTCATTTTGGTACTTCTACAATCTTACACCCTTTGGCGATATATTGAGTGAAGGGGAAACGCCCTACGCACACAAAAGCCATCCGTATGTATTCAAGGCCTACCCGTTCATTGATGGTGAGATACACTCCTTCGTGAGCGACGTGATAGACCAACAGCGCTATACCAACCGATTGATTACACTGTATGATAGGATTATGCGCAGCACGGCTAAGGGTGTGCTGATGATACCGAATGACAGTATCCCAAAAGGGATGAGTCCGGAGGACTTTGCAGAAACATGGAGCATGCCGAACGGAGTACTTATATACACCCCTAGTAAGAGCCGCCAAGTACCGCAACAAATCTCCGCCAACTCAACGAATATCGGTATCAACGAATTGCTCAACCTACAATTGAAGTTCTTTGAGGACATATCCGGAGTTAACGGAGCTTTACAAGGTAAGCCTGGTTATGCCGGCATGAGTGCAGCACTGTATAATCAACAGACGCAGAATGCAACAACAAGCCTATTAGACCTGCTTGACTCCTTCAATGAGTTCATTCGAGATGCAGCATACAAGGACGTTAAGAACATACAGCAGTTCTACGATGGAAAGCAGACGTTTAACATCGCAGGTAGAGCCGGAGTACAGGTTGAATACGACCCGAATAAGATTCGTGATGTCGAGTTTGACCTTAGTATTGTACCTAGCCAAGCCACACCGGCTTATCGTGCTATGGCCAACGACTTCTTGATGCAGTTGTGGCAACAACAAGCCATCAGCTTAGAGCAGTTGTTGCAAGCAGGCAACTTCCCATTTGCAGACGAGTTGTTACAAAGCATACAGTCACAGAAAGAGCAAATGGAACAAGGCAAAGTTCCGGAGGGCGTAAGTCCTCAGTTACTTGCGCAAGCACAGCAAGGAGCAAATATGAAAGCTGTAGGACAGTTGCAACAAGCCATGTCGCAACCAACACAACAAAATGCTTAAAAAGAAGCCGCAGAGACTACTTTACGATTATAAGAAATAGACTGACTGCCGCAGGTTACGATCTGCGGCAGTTGCATTTCGTAGAAGCTGATATGCAAACCGATGGCACGAGTCATAAGAAGGTCATCATGTGTACCGACTTTAGCTCCAAAAGAGCCGTTAGGCTTCTTCTCGTAATTCAAATACTCATCAATGCATCGCTTATCACGTTCGATGTAAAGTCCTTCACGTATCACCTTAACAAGTGTTGAGATAATCATCGGTTTGGTGGCCACGTTCGTATGGAAACCATATCGTATAGGAAGCCCTTGTATAATGGCATCCTCCGACTGCTTACGTGCATACAGGTTTGGATAAATATCTTTGATTTGGTTGAGGATTGCCGCCGACTGGTCACCATCCACATCGCGTTCACGATCGTGCGTCTCGAGTGTATTAGACTCGATAACGAGAAGGGAATTGTCGTAGAAGGCTGCAATCTGAGCAGCTTTCCAGGCAAGCAAGTCCATATCTATATGACCATACCATTGAGCAACGACAGCAGGCTTTCCGCCGCCCATCTGGAGCAATCGGTCAAATACCACAATAACAGACCAGTCGGCAGTGTGAGAACGTCCACCGACATCGACAACCGTAAGATAGCGGTCAGTCACTTCCTCAGTGTCGTTAGGGTTATGCACGTCTGGCAGGTTCCATACATTGAGCAGACCTTGTGAATCTTCCTTGAAGCGAAGCTCACGTAAAGCATCTTCACCCTCATCACCATAGGCATAAACATCCCCAACATAACGAGGTTGTTTCGTGGTAGGACGAAGAGCCTCAACAGCATATTTGTCGAACACGGCAGAGCCTGAATTTACAAAAGCCTCAATATCGTCTGACGGATACTCAGAAGCCATAGAACCATGATCGTGATACTTTGCACGTTCTTCCACATACCAATGAATACCTTGCAGCGTAGCTCCAATTTGCCACAGCCACCACAAGTATTTACCGGACTCCTCACGGTCGGATGGTGCAAAAGTATTATTACGATTCGTGTAGAGCCCTTTTGCAAAGGTCTTCATTTCTTCATTTGAAGAGAAAGGTAGCTGATAGAGTTCTATATCAAACCACGATATAAAGAGCGGAGAAAACTGCGATTTCACGTTCGGATCTTTCGCCGCTACATATTCATTGTGGAAGAAATTACCAACGCCATTAGCTGTTGATTCATAGACAATCATCGTATATGGCCGATACAACACACCGGAGCAGGCAGAGCGGACAATATCCTCGGGCCTCTTTCCGTCTGTAGCTTTCCACAGTCCTACCTCAGAAAGGTGTACCAACGCATAGTCGCCACCACGACAGGAGTCCGGAGACTCGGCGGAACCGATGGAGATTGTAGCATTACGTTGCGGTACAAGCTGAGTAAGACCGGAACGACCAACGCCCACGAGCTTATCTTCATTTTCGGAATAAACCTCCCCCACTTCATGGAGCATGGAGACCGGATATGCATCAATCATACGTTTAAACATTCCTTTGATAGTCTCAGAACCTTTATTGAAGTTGGATACAATAAGAGAGTTAAGACCAGTACGATGAACCAGTTGTAGCCAAGCCATATACAGTTGAGAAGTTGTAGAGCCACCCCACTGACGTGCTTTGAGCAATATAATGCGAATAGGCTGATTGGCCAAGCGCATGGAT